CCCCCCCCCCCCCCCCCCCCCCCCCCCCCACGGGGGCCCGCCATATCCCATGAAGGAAACGCAACCGCCTACCCAACATATATCGTGCACGGCGAATGGGCATCAGGATTCCGTCTCACCGCAGACGGGAAAACACTCGAATACCCCTACCCCGTGCACCCGAACGCACCCGTCACCATCAACTGCGAAAAAGGCCAGGTACTCATTAGCGGCCAAGACTTCACCTATGAGCTCTCACGCCGCGAATGGCACACCGCACCACCCCGCGCAGGATTCATCACACAGATAGAAGCGCTCGCGCCCTCGACCGGGTGGTGCGACGTGATCTTCTCTGACACCTACATCTAAGAAGGAAGAAAGCTATGGCTACAGGCTTCGGCATCCCGAACGACGATAAGGGCAACGGAACAACGCCGGATGATATTCAGGCAATCACGGCCGCAGAATACCCGGAGGCCGGAATCATTTCAGGGTGCGAGGTCACGGGAACGTCAACAATGGCATGGAAGGTATCAGCAGGCGCAGCTGTGGTGCACCTAGCCGCAGGCCGCGCCGTGCGTGTCCCCGTGCCTGCACAGACCATTACCACCGCCCCCGCCCCGCCCACAGGAACCCGCTCTGAATACATCTATGTTAAGCAAAACACAGTTGCGACAGACGGGAACATCAACGCCACCGTAGGGGTAGGCGCATCAGTCCCAGCGAACGCCGTCATGCTCTCCCAGCGAAACATCACGGCCGGAATGCGCGCCACAGCCTCCGCTCCAGAGGCAGGAAACCCCGTCTATTCCCGTCCCGTGGGCGGCTCCCTCGGCGTCTTACACCGCCACTACCACGAAGACGACCAGGTGCGCGATAGAGGGTCGTTCACGCGCGGCGCGGGAACCTTCTACGTCCCCACAGATCGCAACATTGACATCCGCATTTCCTCAACCGTTGCTAACGGCCGCCCCGGTCAATGGGAATCCGCAACCACAGCAGACCAAGGCGTCGTAAGGTACGACGTCTACCTGGACGACCAATTAATTTTCTGCAGGGAACGCGAGTTCAACAATGTTTTTGACACCCGCGACGTCTCCCGCGTCTGGACCGTAAAACCCGGCCTACACAAAATCCACTACGTCGTATCACACATATGGGGATTCCAGTACTGGAGAGTGCGCGGCGGAACAGAGCGACGCTACGCAGGTGACCAATTCACCATCGTAGATATGGGCGTTGCCAAAGAATAACTAAACAGGAAGGGAAGCTAGGCATGGGGTACAAGCTCTACTGGCTCGACACACGCACCGGCCGCATCGGCGCACCCATCGAAGCCACCACGGCGTCATGGTCAATCGAACTCAACAAAACCGAAGATTTGAGTTTCACAGTCCACAAACCCCACCTAGCCACCATCCAACCCTACCTCTACACGCCACCCACAGGAGGCGCACTCCTCACCCACACCGGGCAAGACGGCATCGAATACCCACTCATCGCAGGCCCTATAGCCGATTGGGGAAACGAAACCAGAAACACCCTCGAAATCAAAGCCCACGGCGTCAGATACTTCTTCGAGCACCGCACCATCTGGGAAACCCTCAACTTCCAGAACACCACCCTCGGAGAGATCGCCTGGGCGCTCGCCGTGCACGGCATGAACCGCCCCGGCGGCTCCTTCCCGCTCGTGCATGGCACCATATCCGACCAGGGCGACAGGCAACGCACCTATGAGCACTGGAATGTAGCCAACAACATTATTAGCAAACGCTGGAGCGAGCTATCGAAAGTAGCTAACGGCCCAGACATCATGATCCGCCCACGCTGGGCAAACCCTGAACACACCGCCATCGAATGGGCATTCGTGCACGGCAACGAACACTACCCTTACATAAGCCAAGACTGGCAACCAGATTTCGACACCACCGCCCCCAGCGGAGAAATCGGCGAAGTAACCGTAACCTCATCCGCCAAAGGACTTGTGAACCGCATCTGGTACACCGGCGCAGGAGAAGGCGCAGGCACGGCCATAGCTTACGCAGAAAACCTCGATAACGTACAAGCCGGGGCACCATTCCTAGAAGCCGCACTCTCCGACGCAGACCAAGACAACGTCGAAGTGCTGCGACAAAAAGCAGCAGGTGCGCTCGCTGTGCGACAGGCTATGACTGACCAGGTGACGCTTAAATTTCCTGCGAACTCGATAAAGACCCCGCTCGGCGCGTTTTTCGTGGGTGATATAGCGTCTGTAACTCTAACTGGCTGGCTATCCATCCCCGCAGGCACCCGCGATATGCGAATCATCAAAATGGACGGGAACTTAGAACCGACCGTCACGATAGATTTTCAGGAGGCGCAATGGTAGATTACAACGACCAACGCCCAACCCGGCCAGTGGATACTCTCAAAGAGATTCTGACCGGGCTTCGCGTGCCAGCATCAACACCTCACGGCATCAAAATAGCTAAGCCGACTGAGTACGCCGTGTACTATGACCGCACGGGCACCCCGCGCACCTGGTCTGGTGACACTATCGCAGAAATAAACAAGGACATGGCAGCCCTAAAAACTAGTCTGCAAGAGCTGGATAAGAAGCTGGAAGAGGGCGGCGGGAGGATACAAGACGGCGGCAAGATCGTAGGCGACGTCAAAACGAAACTAGATCAGCTTGAAAAGGACATACAGGCTGCCCAGACCTCCGCAACCACCGCAACCCAAACCGCTAAAGACGCTAAAGCAGCTGCAGAAGACCCAAACCTGCTCGCACGCTCGCTCAACGGCTCTAAAGCTCTGAATGGGACAGCGCTCGGCAACAATAGTGTAGGGGCTGGGCAGCTGCGCATCACCTCAGACCTCGCAGCAGGTGTCGTGAACGCAATGGATGTGAACGCTAAGCGCCTGGTCGTGACAGATGACGCTATTCTGCAGCGCGCAACTGTCATCGGCGGTATCGTAACCTCGGAGCTCACCGCAAACACTGCGTTCACGGAAAAGCTCGTATCAAGGCACATCGACGCCGAGAAAATCGTGACCGAAGACCTCGTAGCCCGGCGGCTCAAAGTCTCTGAGCTCGCAGCGCAGATGATCACATCCGGCCACCTGCAAACCGATAGTGCAGATAATAGGGGCGTCAAACTCAACTCGGCCGGTATCACCGCGTTTGACGATTCGGGAAAGCAAACTGTCAAAATCAACGCTAACGGTGAGGGAAATTATTTCACAGGAACCCTAGCGACGTCATCTAACGACGAACCCGGCGTAACCATCTACACAGACATCGCACGCGGCCCCGCAGGCTCCCGATCCTCCATTATCGAGATGCGTCCGCAGGAAGCCTCCATGCAAGCCCCTAAGGGAATTATCCGCATGGACCCGCAGGGATATTTTACATTCGGGATGAAGCACCACGACGACCCGCAAAACGTTTACCGTGGCCTCTCCGTGGACTGGAACGGCGGCGTGAACATCTCTGAATCATTGCGCGTCAAAGCAAACGTGCGCGTAGAGGGATTTTTCTCTCAAACCAAAACATTCTTCCACGTCCCACTAGGCCCGTACACCCTAAACGGCGGCGGCTGGCAAGAAATCCGCGTCGGATGGGGAGACGTAGGGCAGCTACCCTATGTGGCTACTCAAGTCATTAGCGGAAATCCCATCGTTGCCACCATCCAGAACCTACGCAGCGACGGATGCAGCGTATGGCTCAACCATCTAGGAAGAAACCGCGAAGAGAACTTTTGGGTAGAACTCTACGTCTTGCCCTTAAACCGCAGTAAAGGAAACGACATTGTATGACCTATGAACAGCTCAAAACCAAAGTAATCTACCTGACTCAGGAAAATGACAGGCTCCGAGATTCCCTCCTCGACGCACACATCAAACTCGGCATCATCACCCTAGACACGCCCGCAGAGAACACACAGACAGCAGAAAGTGAAGTAGTCAAAAATTGATTACAAATCCCTTACCCCAAAACCAGCCAGCCCCCCAAATCATCAACACAGCCCTGTACACACAGCTCGAAGCAGCCGGGGCACTACCAAACCCCAACGGCAACAGCGGGAACACCACCGGAACCCTCACCGAGCAGCAGCTCATAGCCCTCATCGAACAAAAAGCAAAAGAAATCCTCGGCTCCGCCGTCGACGCCCAACGATCCTTCGGATTCCAAGCAGGCGAAAACTACTACAGCCCAATATCCTACTGGTGGGCAGACTACTACAACCGCGACAAGCCGCAAGGCAGCAAATGGGCAAAAACCCTCAAATTCGGTGAAACCCTCGGCATTGTCATCCTCAACAAATCCTCCGGCGACTGGGGAACAGGAGTCGACCAGGATTTCCTCACGCAGGGCAAACTAGCCGAAGCCGCAGGCGCGAAACTAGTCGCGTTCTACATCAAGACACGCTTCGGCGCGAACTCAAAATACGCCACAGAACAGTACCGCGCTCGCATCCAGAAATCCCTCAACGTACCAATGGAGCAGGTAACAAAATTCACGCAGGATTATGTCATCCAGACTGCGAAGAATGTTATCGCCTGGTACAAGGGGCAGTCGAAGATCGCAAACGTCGCAATCTTCCTAGATGAAGTGGTAAATGGATGGGATGCTGAACAACAGGCCGTCATGCCCTACTACATCGAGCTGTATAAGCTCCTGCGTGCAGCGCTCGGCGCAGACGTGCCTATCATCATCAATCCTGGCTCCAATACCCGCCTAGAGATGATGAGCGCCTGTGATATTGCCGTCACCTACGAATCCGACGCAACCAAATATCTTTCCCGCACCCGCCAAGAAATCCATCCAGACCAATATCAGGGTTTGCCCTCATGGCGTTTCTGGCATATCGTGCACGGAATCACGAAAGAAAACGTCGACAAAGTGTGTGAAAAAGCAGACGACATCGACGTGGGGCACCTCTATCTGACCGACCAGACATTCGCAGTCGGAACAGGCTCGGAAGACACGCCTCAGGAAGCCCCCTACGACGACCCGCCGTCGCCGTGGGTGGTGCCAAAGATTCGTTCATGGATTAAAGGCGTCCTGCCTCTAGAACAGCGGCTCTCAGCTGTAGAAGCTAAAGTCGCCGCCAAAGAAAACTAAATATAGGAGCAAAAATTGAGTAATTACGGCAAGGTAACCGCCCGCGTGCAAACCCACACAGAGCACGCGGGCGTACCTGTGCCAGCACACGGCACAATAAATTTCACGCCACAATGGCGCGTCATCAACGACACCGTATACGCACCCCTCAAGCTCACCGGATACCTCGTAGACGGCGTGCTAATGGACGCCCGCACCGGCGGCGAAGAAGGTGTATCCCTCCTCGAAGGCGAATACATCCTATCGGGAGAATTCTCCACCAAAACAGGCGAACAAGTCCACCTCAAAGACGGAATCAACATCACCGTGCGCGCAGACGAAACCGTCAGCATAGCAAAGTGGATCACCACCGCCACCACTGCGGCCCCCTCACCCGTGCCTGCCCGTCCTGCAGCACCACCCGCAACGCTGGATAACGCATCCCTTGCAGCTCAAATTCAAGATGTTATCGCACGAATGAACCTCAGGGGCGAACGTGGGGAACGCGGAGAACCAGGCCCACCCGGACCCCAAGGAGCACCAGGCGAACCAGCCAACACCACAGCCCTAGAAAGCCGAATCACCGCACTAGAACAACGCCCAAACACCGCACTCCCCGCGCTCGCGTCATCCCCGCGTAGCGTCAACGTTGTGCACGCCCCGTATTCTGCTGATCCAACTGGTGCTAAAGACTCGACAGCTGAGATTCAAAAAGCTATCGACGATGTGGCAGCCCTTGGCGGCGGCGCGGTCTTCATCCCCGCCGGAACGTACAAGGTCAAGTTCCCATTCCTGGAACTCAAAGGATTTGTGCAGATCTACGGCGAAGGTGTGGCCACACAGATTATTGCAACTTTAGATGTCGAAATCACAGAGAAAACCGGTGTCTTCCATACGGGAACCTGGGCAACCCGCAAACAGGATAGAACCCTGCTGCGCTTCGGCGTTTCTAACCTCATGATCCGGGCGCACAAGAGCGGAATTCAGCACCAGACCCCAATCGCAAACCTGGTTGGAGTGCTTTACAACACCGATTTAGGTTCTGGACCAGCAGACCCAGACGCCGTACCCACCCTAAACTTCGTCGAGATTTGGGACATGGAGAACGGGGCAGCAATCATCGGCATTGACGACCAAGCTATGAAGGTCTTCTCGCTCAAGGTCCGTAACACCCTACAAGCAGGACTCATTGTCGGAAAGCCGCCGGGGCACCCCGAAGGTAGCGGCGGCGCGGCCGATAATAAATTCTTCGGCGCAGACATCGGCGGCTGCAACCAATCACGCACGGGATATGCAGGTGCCGAAATATACACGTCGCAAACAAAATTCATCGGCTCCACTGTCTGGTACACGCACCGAGGCTCCACCTTCGCGCAGCTCTACGCCCTCCCCGCAGGCTCCACCGCCGGGGCAGACATCACCGCAGGAGCACCACGGAGCGAAAACCGCACCATGCAGAAAGACGGCGCAGGATTCTACATCCGAGCCACAAAATGCGTACTAACCAACTGCGAAGCACAGGAGAACGGCGGCCACGGATTCATCATCGCATACGGCGATAACACCCTCATCGGCTGTCGCGGCGAATCCTCATCGTACAAAGGAACGGTTCATGCCCCCGCGCAGGTCAATGAGGCTGCAGACTTCTACATCCTCAACGAAGGAACAGACGGAACCATTCTCGACGGCTGCACATCACGCAGCGCCCGCAAAACCGACGGCGGCGCACGCTGGAGCTTCTACGTTGAGACCTGGTTTAAAAACCTTGAAATCGCCAACAGCGTGTCGAAGGACGTTGAAACCCCCGCTGGCTCTGAGACTGGCCCGATCCGGTATCGGAGCGCCCAGGGAGACAACGTGCATATTCAGGTGGGAAACCATACCTACAGCACCCGCCCTACCCCTACGAGTAGCGCCCAGGCTGTAGACATGTCGCATCTCGAAGGACGTTTAGCAGCGCTGGAGAGGGCGCGGCCTGCCACTCCTGCGGTGGCAGCTGCCCAGACACCGGCCGCTTCGGTTCCTTCGACCGGGTGGCGACTGATGACCGACCATTGGAAGATACCAGGCGGCTATATCTATATGCGCCGCGACGGGAACCAAGTAACCATTCTCGCTGCCAATCATTTCACAGGCGGATCGACTATCCCCAAGGGAAAGTATTTGCAGCTGGCTTTCCCCTCAGGATTCCGGCCAGACGTCCCTAAAGGCCCGTACACTGCGGGGACTCGAATTCGCGCTACCTTTGCCCAGACTGTCCTAACAGGAAACAGTGGGGAGATAATCGGCGGCCGAAACCGCATGTGGATTACCTGGGATACCGATGAGACCGCCCGCAACCGCAAAACGGACGTTAACTTCAATATTCAGGTTGACGCCCAAGCAATTCTCGAAGGCGGGCAGATCACCTATCTAACCGCCGAGCCGTTCCCACAAGAGCTGCCCGGTTCACCCATCCAATAAGAGGAGAAAAAATGTCAACTATTGAACAGGAACTCATCGCCGCAGCAGATACCCGCCTGCTCGCTCGTGCTGTGCATACAGCTAAACGCCTGCGCATCCCAAACGCCCAGGCGCTCATTGAATCGCGTTTCGGCGAACTGGTGTCTCTGAACACCACATCAGAGGGAGCGAAAACCATTGCGGAAGAGCACGACTTCGCGGTTCAGCAGTGGAAGACGAAAAAAGCTGAGCTGGACCAGAAACAGGCAGCCCTCAACGCCGAATATGACGCGCTGCGAGAACCAGGTGCAGACCCCGCCCGCGTCACTGACGAATATTTGGTTTATGCGGTCAAGCAACTTACCGGCTCCGAGGTACACAGTGCCTAACCAACAGCTGCAGCCCCAGGTGTTTGATGCTCTGGTCGCTGTACTATCCGCCGGTCTGATCGCGTTTTTGACGTGGGCAGCCGCAAAATTCCGCACGCTCACAGAGTCTCTGCGCCGGGTCGAGCACCAGGTGAAAAATCACCACCAGACAAATCTTCGTGATGATATTGACCGCAATCAGGAAGAGACAAAAGCCCACCTAAAGCAGGTGACAGAGACCGCGCAAAGCGGACTCATCGGTGTAGCAGCTCAAATTGAGCAGCTGAACAGTGCTGTCGAAAGGCAGGGAATGCTCCTGAAACAGGGGCTAACTGAGCATTCCAACATGCAGAAGGACATCGGAGGTCTGCGTGAGGAAATGCGACAGGAACGCAAAACGCACGGTACAACTCAGGAGCGTGTCTACGCTCTAGAGAAGTCCATGCGAGAGCAAGAAAAGTAACAGAAAGGAGGCCGCATTGGGTTATCAACTCGTGACTGACCGCGACGCAAAGAATTTCACTCTCGGCTCGCAGGTGCCAGCAGTCTTTGGCTACCAGCGTGTGATTACAAACATCACGTTGCACTGGTGGGGTAAGCCGGAGTGGAAGCAAACCTGGGAGCAAGTCATGAACTTTTTCTGCGACTCGCCCAGCGTGAGCACAAGCGCCCACGAAGTTATCTCAGACGGCATCGTCGGTTTGATCGTTGACCATTCCGCCGCCGCCTGGGCTAACGGGAATAGCCAAGGGAACGCCCAGAGCATCACCTTAGAATGCAACCCACGCATGAGCGCGGGAGATATGGGGACGGTAGCAGCCAGAATCGCCGATATATGGCGAGAGCAGGGAAAAATCCTGCCCCTGACCGAGCATCGAGACTGGTTCGCTACAGAGTGCCCAGGAACATACTCCAAGGCAGAGATGACTAGGCAGGCGATGCTCGCCTATAAGGGTGTCGCAGCAGAAATCCAAACAGCAATTAATGAAGGGGGTCTATCGGTGGCAGACATCGAGACCATTAACAAGAAACTGGATTCCATCGCCCAAGGAATCCAGTACATCATCAGTTACAGCCAGCCTGGACGCGACGGCATCAACGTTGACTCCACAACCGCAAACTGGCTCCGCAATAGCGCTCGCGCCGCCGAGTCCTGGGCATACGGTGTCAATGGCGTCTCGCATCAGGGACAGCTAAACAAAGAGTTCCAAGACCTGCGCGCTAAGGTTGATGCTCTCGTGGCACGCCCCGCCGCCCAGCCTACGCAGGTGAACATCCAGGCAGACGATCTTCGAGGCATCATCCGCGAAGAATTGTCCAACATCCGTTTGAAGGGAGAGACTGCATAAAATGGCAGAGAACACTAATGAGACCCGATTCGTGGGTAATGTAACCAAGGCGACCACCGGCGCAACACTGTTCGCCGGGTCGATCCTGACCATCGTAAATTATGGGCTCGCCCAGGCAGGAATCACCATCCCTGTTGA